TCCTACCGGGCGGCGACACTTTTATGCCCGTACACAACCGGGGTGGTTGTGTCGTGCCCGCCGGTGGATTCGAACCACCGGTGCCGCATACATATGCCCCTAGTGCGCGGCCAACCATGTGCGGGCTAATCAGTGACGCGGGCGGGATTATCGAACTCAACGGATACTAGGGGGATGGGTTTTCACACGCCCCGCGTCACTCTCTATACGGTTATCAATCAGCTAGCCCTAACCAGAATTTCCCCTCTGTCACTGGGTGCCCCCTGGCGGCTCTAAAGTCTCTGTTGCTTCTGCAGCTGTCTATGCTGCTTTCGTCTTCTCTCGGGTGGTTACCATGTCGCTAAGCTCTAGCCCGGTTGCCCGGTGCAGTCTCGCTAGGTGCCCGATGCTCGGGCCTCGCCCTACACCGTTGCGCCAGTTAGCTAGTGTGTTCACTGATACGCCGAGGAAGTTTGCCAAGTCTGAATTGGTGTCTATTCCCAGGTTTGCTTTAGCCATCCTGAGAACATCGGGGTTCAGAATCTCAATCACTGTTGTTACCTCTGATTCACTTTCGTTCTCCCGTTTCCGGGTGGCTACGTAACCAGCATACACCAAAATTTTTGTAGAAAATGCCAATTTTTTAGCGATTATTCACAAAATTTTGTGAATTTCGCATGTTTACGGGGTAAAAACGGCCAAAAAAATTTTCACAACCAGTAAAAACTTAAACAGAAGGTGTAAAGTTAATTGCATGAGCCTAGGAAACTACATAAAACAAAAACTTGGACTGTCCGTAACCGCCCTATCCAGGGAAACAGGGCTAGAGTACAACTCCCTCTACCGCCGCATGCGCGGCGATCAGCCCTTCACCATCGACGACATGGTGGCTATCCACCGGGCAACTGACCTTGACCTGCTAGAAATGCTCAAGGCCAACGGGTCAATCACCCCCGCCGAAGTAGCGGAACTACGGGCCGCGCCCGCACCCGACCTCACCCACGCAACAGACAGCGCGCTAGGGGCCGAAGTCTTCCGCCGCCTCACCGAAAAACGCGAGGTAGACCCGTGGGAAACACTCACCGCCGCCTACGCGGCCGTATAGAGGAACAAGAGTAGCGAGGAGTAACAGCATATGGCGCGCCCACCCCTGCCCATCGGCTCACACGGCCAAATCACGGTGCGAAAGACGAAAGGCGGGGCGTGGGTAGCCCGCGCCACCATGCGGGATGTCACCGGAAAACGCCGCGACATCACCGCACAAGCACCCACCAGAGCCGCAGCACACACCAAACTACAAGCCAAAATCGCGGCACACTCCAAAGGTGCCGTAACGCCAACCACGCTAGGCGATGCTATCGACGCCTGGCGCGACACATACACAGCCGGGAAATCTCACAACACAATCCAGCAGCGGGAAAAAATGGTGCGAGTGCACCTCACCGAATGGAGAGACCTGCAGCTAATCGAATGCACCGTGCCCACGCTCGACCGCATCATAGCCGCAGCAGCCAAGCCTAGAAAAATAACCAGCGCTAGAGGCAAGAAAATCACCGTCGGCGGCGTCTCCGCAGCTAAAACAGTGCGCATAGTACTGAACTTGATTATGCAGGAGGCCGTGAGGTCTGGTGCGATCCCCTTTAACGCGGCGGCCGCTACCCGTGTTCCGCACACCCCACGGAAAAAGGTGCGCGCCCTAGCCCCGGCCGAGGTGAAGGAAATTATCGAAATCGTCGATACCGCCTCAGCACCCCACGTACCCGGTGCTGGGCTGGCGCATCTTTGGCTCCCCGACATGGTGCGCGTTCTGGCAGGCACCGGCCTGCGCATCGGTGAATGCGTGGCCCTCAAATGGAAGGACTACGACCCGGCGCAGCGCACCCTGCACGTGCACGCCACCGCTATTATCATGCGCGGCTCACCCGTTCTGCAGGACAAGACAAAGACGGGCGCCGAGCGGGTAGTGCACCTTCCGTCTTGGTGTGCCGACGCCCTGGATGCGCGGGCGCTAAGATTCAACGCTAAGCTGGACGACTACATTTTTCAGAACCGATACGGCGGGATGATCAGTTTAGGTATTCCAACTCGGCGGCTGCATGAGATGCTGCCCGAGCGCTTCGGGTGGGTTACCCCGCACACTTTCCGCAGGACGGTTGCCACCACTCTTGAGCGTGAGCTAGGGATAGAGGCGGCGCAGGCGCAGCTCGGGCACGCCTCCGTTTCGACAACGCAATTTTATGTGGCCAGGAGGACTATGGCTATTTATGGTGGGGCGCTTGAAAAATTGGGTGGTAAATTGGGAGGTCACGAGAAACTCACGGAAAACAAAGTGCATTCTAGTGAATTGCCGGAGGGGCAAAATGACCCGGCTAGGCGCATGATGGCTGAGATTGAGGGGCTTACAATGATTAGCCGTGAATCCTAGTGAATCAGCTCTTTAGATACCGGAAAAGTATCTATATAAACCCCGGAATCCCGGGGTTTTTCTTTGTGTTTTGGTACTTAGTCACGGTTTACTCACGTTTTTGCTTCGTTTTTCTCCCGGTTTTGACTTGAACCAATTCTATACGGTGCGTATAGTATTGGGTGAGGGGGGTACCCCCGAGAGCCAAGACACAAAAACGATGGAGACAACCAGAATGAAACCCGCAGCCGCATACATGATCGTCACCGAGCTATGGAGCGATGGTGTGAACCGCACCCGCCCGAGTGAAGGGAAATTCGCGGGCTACCGAACAATGGTGTACACGCCTAAGGCCGTAGGGCACACCACGCGGCTAGGCAAAATCATTTCACGCTCATACGGGCGATGGGATGCTACCTTTTCCGCTACTGATGCGGTAGCGGCGCACGGTGAGAACCTGGCCGCCCTGGTTGGTTCACGTGGCCGCTATACGGTTGATGCTCTTGATGCTGAGGTGGCGCGTGAGATTACCGGTGATGCGGTGGGCGGGTACGCCATCAGCCTTAAGTGATTAGTTTCACTCGTAATAACTTGTATACGGACTATACACCCTGTATAGTATTAGATGTAGGGGAAACCACCCCACAGGAAACAACAACTAGGGAGCACCCCAATGAAAAACCTCAAAATTAAGCGAGTCAGCCGCGGCTACCACTACATCATGCAAGGCAACCTGCGGATAGGCACAATGGAACGTAGCGAAGGCGGCCCCGTCCCCGCCGCCGGGGAATGGTTCGCAACGTACCACCCATCAACAGCAGACTACATGACTAACCAATGGGACAGGTGGAGGCTGGCTGCGGCCCACGGCCGCACCATGAACGAATGCCTCAAAGAATTTGCACGCAACTACTAAGACAGGAACAGCACAATGGAAAAACAGTACACCGCCCGCGTAATCGAAAACGGGAAAACCACCGCAGAACGCACCGGGTCATTACAGGAACTAGCAGACTGGGCATATAGCGACAGCATCGGTGAGTACTCACGCCACGTTGAAGAGGGTGAGCTGTGGGGCACGCCCGGCGGTGCCTATGAGTGGTTCATCGACTCCCCAGAAGTGCAAGAGCACTACCGCAAGCAGCTCAGCACCCACGAAATACAAACCTTTTGGGATGTTGAAGAAAGCACCCAAATCACCCTGCACACCGAGCCGATGCCGCTAACACCTGAGGGCGTAGCCGCCTACATCACCCGCAGCGAAGAAAGCGTAAGCCACCACGGCAACCAATGGTGGGTAGAAGTCAAACCAGCCTAACAAAAAAGGAGGGGCGCCGCCCTTAAATCTCGCGCGGCGGCGCCCCTACCCGCATACCAAGCGGGAAACAACAACTTATGAAGATAAGTATAGAGAGGATAAAGAGGAATGACAAAGAAACCTAGCTACCTCGGCCCCAGTGATGTTGCGCGGCGGCTCGGTGTAACCCGCGACGCAGTATACAAGCTATTGGCCGTGCACCCTTTGGATAATGACGCATGGGGAGCGAACGGCACCCCCCTATGGCTCCCCGAGACAATCGACGCCTGGCGCGCGAAACACCCCAAGCCACGCGGCCCGTACAAGAAAAAGAGCACCGAGAATGCGTAGCGCATCATGCGGCGCCCGTGACATGCCCACCATCAAACAGGAGCTAATAGGGCACCTTGAGACGGCGATCAGCACATGCACACAAGGGGTCTGGTATGTAGCCAAATACCGGGCGCACCGTGCAGGCATAGAAGACGGCGCCCTATGGTGGGTACACGCGGGCATGACCGAAACGGTCATAGACACGGCCCCCGAGTTCCTGCTGCACTACATGCCCCACATGGAGCATATGCCATCTGACGCCGGGGTAATCGTATGGGACGGCGGGACAGACCAGGTAGCGCCGTGGGGTGACGCGCCCGCCAGTATCAGTGACGCATCGCCGTTCATGGTATCCACCCCCGCGACCATCCAAATTGTGGGTGCCGCATGGGTGCGTGAAGACCTCTACATGCTGCTAGGCACCTCACGCGGGCGCATATGGCGCGAAGTGGAAGGCAACACGGGCCTGCACGCCCGGCTATCCCGCCTACTAGTCACAACCTGGACGGTAGCGCGTGAACCCTCAATCGGCGATATACGCCCGTACCGGCAGGGCACCCAAGGGGACACAACAACCAGCGCGGCGCGTGATACACGGGCTATCAACGCAGTGTACGTGCGTGAACGCCCCCACGGAGGCGGGGCGGGAGCGTCACGGCGCGGCATGGGCCACCGTGTAGAAGTGCGCGGGTACTGGCGCATGCAACACTACGGGCCGGGCAACCAGCGCATACGCCCAGTGTACGTTGCGGCGCACATGCGCGGCCCGGAAGGCGCACCGGTAGAAGAACCCCGCCCATCGGTACACATCGTAAAAGAATAATACCCAGCCCCATAGGGCACAGGAACAACAGCAAAGGAAACGATAATGGCATTCCCACAGCGAGGCGACAGCGGCGATATATGGCTCACCCCCCCCAGCATCCTAAAACAGCTCGGGGAGTTCAACCTAGACCCATGCGCCGCCGATCCGCGCCCCTGGGACACCGCGAAAGTCAACTACACGGAGAAACATAACGGACTCATAATGCCCTGGTTTGGGCGCGTGTGGCTCAACCCACCATACGGGCGCGGAATCGGGAAATGGCTAGAACGCATGGCAGACCATGCAGAAGCAGGCGGATCTGGGATAGCGCTCATTTTTGCGCGCACAGACACAAAAGCCTGGCAACAACACGTATTCCCGCACGCCCACGGAATCCTATGGATCAGTGGCAGAATAACTTTCTGCCGCCCCAGCGGTCTAGCAGGCGCGCATCCAGCCGGGGCGCCCTCAGCACTAGTAGCCTACAGTGCGAAAGACGCCGAAATTCTCGCAGCCTCAGAGATACACGGGGCATACACGGAAATACGCTAAAGAAAGGAAAAGAAAATGTGGGAATCCCCAATTAGGCACCTACCCATAAACCTAGAGAAAGAAGAAGTCGGTGAAGACCTTTTCATGTACGGGCGCGTCGATAAATCACAGCTCACAGCGCAAGAGCTGCGTGAGCACGCTGCATACGTTGAAGGCATGAATCAGGACGCTATCAGCCTATACGTGAACATCACCGGGCTATCCGATGAAGAAGCTGCACAGAAATACCTTGAAGCGCTAGCCAAGGTGAGGGCCGAGCGATCAGACCGCGAAGGGTGGGGCGAATGAGCACGCCCATTGCGTACACCCCCGCGTACAGTGTAGTGCCCCTAATCGCGGCGCTACCTGCACCGGAAACACTACCCGCCCAGACGGATAGTATGACCGAATGGGTGCTAACCCACCATACGGCATAAAAAGAGAGTGGCCCCGCCCACCCCCAAAGAACAAGGGTGCGGGCGGGGCCACAATCACACTACCGGCTAGGCGCTCTCGGCGTGCTTCGGCGCGTAAGTCTCACGCGGAATCTCAAAATCATTCACCGGGGAAGCCGGGTAAGTAGTCTCACCAGCCGCAGAATCCTTAGGGTCTACACCAGTCACCCCACGGGCGGCCGCCTCCATCAACCCTTCAAAGGTCGGCTTCTCGCCACGGATCAAAAACCCGCCGATGATAGTACCCACCGTAGAAATCAGGATAAAAACCGCATTCGACACATCAGCAGGCAGCTCAACACCGTAGCGGCCCAAAATGTAGCCGGTAATAACGGTGAGGCTACCGGCGACGGCGGTACCTACACCCGCAGCAGCAGTTACGGGGCCAACTTTACGCTTTGCATCCATAATATTTTTACTCTCCTACCTTGCTAGTCTGGGCTGCGATAAGCTGCTTCAGCAGCTCATTAGTCTCACGCTGCGCCTCCAAATTCTCACGGAGCAGCCTATGCGCGGAACCCTCAAACTTTACGTTCGGGATGCCCGGCGTAAGGGCGTCCTTTAGTTCCTGAGTCTGGCGGCTCACGTTCTGCAGCGCCATCCAGTTAGCGCCGTGATGGCGCACATGCTCAATACCGGGCGCCCAGCTGTCCCGCAGCTCGCTAATAGCGTCAGCCATGCTCTTATCGTCCTTTCCCTTGGGTTGGGTCGCCTTCTCGGCAACCTTAGTGATAGCGGTCTTACCTTTTTTCGCCTCGTAGATTTGCAGGGCACGCGCCGTAACGGATCCCTTGCGGTAGGTGCCGCTGCACTCCGTGGCGAACCAGTCGCGGTGCTCGGTGATGAGGAGCACCTGATCGTGCATAATCCAAATATCGGCGACGCGCTCACAGGCCGTCTCGAAATCGCCCGCAGACATGCGCGGGTTGCATTCGAGGGTGATTGACTGAGCGTTGCCTTTGGCGTTGCCGTTCGCCCAGGCAGCGTTTGAGTGGTCTACGAGGCACGCAACAACGCCATCTGAGATGACCTCGTGCGCGCTTGTCTGTGTGCTGTTTAGCTCGCAGAAGAAGCGCACGACGCTCTCGAATGTCTGCTGCCATTCTGGGCGGCCCCACCAGTGCAGGGTGATGTTGGTTATGATGCGCGGGAATCCGAATGCGGATGTGACTAGCGCGTTTGGTGTGAACCGTAGCGCGTTGTATTGTGTGAGGAATTGGTAGGCCATAGGCCCCACCTCCTTATATGTGATAGTTCACTTGGTTTTATAGGTGTCTTGGCTTGTATCTAAACTATACAAGGCGTATAGTATTAGATATAGGGAACGAAAGGAAAACCAAAATGGAAATCACCAACCGCCAAGGCACCTACTACGAAGAAACCGAAATCATGAACATCTTCGAAGCCCACGAAAACGGCCAACTAATCGGCGAAATGTACCTAGACATCAACACCGGACAAATCATGCAAATAGAGGTAAACGAAAACCGACGCGGCGAAGGAATCGCCCGCGCAATCTACGAACACGCATGCAGCATCACCGACGTATACCATGCACCCGATGAACACTGCACCCGCGAAGGACTAGCATTCAAAAACGCGGTAGGCGGCGAAGAAATCGACCCCGAAACCGCATACCAGCCCTAACCCTGGCGCGCCTCCAAAGACCGCACCCGAGCATCCACGGCGTCAGCCAACTCACGCGCATGCCGTATATCGCCCCGGATACCCCCAATATCCTTACGCATATCGGCATGTTCAGACAGGCCGAGGTTTAACATGGCCGCCGTCTTCTCCTGCTCCTTACGGATCTCCGCAAGCTGCGTGATAACATCAGCAATTCCCTTAGCGGTAGCCGCCTGGTTCCGGTCTATGTCGTCACGAAGGTTCGTTTGGTGGTGGTTCTTCACCTGGTGCTCAACCCGGTGCAGGCCCGCCCGCACATCCTTCAGCTTCACAGCAGCCCATGACACAAAAGCGGCCGCCGAAAGAGTGGCAGCCGCTTTGAGAACGTCCATGAGTGCAACCCAGAAATCGGGTGGAATATTAGTGCCCATCATCACCCCTCATACGCTGTCCCTGGGATCACTGCTGCCCATCCTTGGCAGGCTCAGGCTCCACATCACTATGCACGACGTGGTAACCGCGATCAGCAGCAGTATCAGACACGGGCGGAGCCGTATTACCTGGCTTAGCTTCCACGAGCCAGAAAGGCCCCTCATATTTACTCATTATTTCTCCTCAAAAAATCCGACAATGTTCAGGATGTAGCGCCCTGGGGTGCTTATCCTGTCAGTCTGTACCTGACGGCTACCTTTTTCTATCCAAATGCCGCCGCCGCCTGGTGTTACTGACTGCATCTCAACCAGAGATGATGCCACCGGCCCCGTGTCAGGGATGGAGAACAGGGATCCGCTCGGAATTTTCCCGGCCTGTATTGTGAAATCCAAATGCACTATCCCTAGCCCCGTATTTGGGTCAAACTCTAGGAAATGACGCAATAGTGCATTATTGCCATTGCCGTTCACGTTTGTCGTGTCCCTTGCCTCCCACGTCAGACCGTACCGCTTACGAGGCTTCATCACAGCCCCGCCACCGCCGCCGCCTTGCGGGCGTGCTTCCAGGGCCTCTACCCGGCGGGCAAGCGCATCAGCCCTAGAAACAAGAGAAGATAAATCAGTAGAAGGCAAGGTTACCGTACCCCCATCAGGTGAGAGCGTAAGCTCACTCCCGGCGATAGAAAGCTTCTGCGGCACCCCTACCCCGTCCGCGCCCTTCGGCCCAGGGTCGCCTTTCGGCCCCTGCAACCCAGCGCCAGCCTTACGGGTAGTGAAAAACACCGTATCCACCTGGATATAGACGTTATCGCCCTGCGGGGATCGCCACCGCACCGGCCCAGTCTCAGACCCGGCCGGGCCTGCAACATCCTTAGCTGCACACCCGGTGATCGTGAGGCCCCTAAACCAGGTTTCAACATAGAAAGCCCAGCGGGCGCCGGTGCCGCGCCCCCCAACCTTCTGCGAAATGCAGCCGGTGATAATAGTGCCGTCAGCCCCGCCGTTCGCAATATAGAAATCGGCGGCGTCACCCTCACGAGCAGACCCGTGAACCGTGTCGCGGTAAGAGGATGATTCGGCGCGGCAATTCGTGAGCTGATTCTGCCCCCAATAAACAAGGAACCCATGCCCACCGTTCTCCTGCGCCAAACAGCCCGTGAAAATACACTTAGTGCCCTTAATAAACCATCCCGAGCCGTCCTTCTGCGCCGCCCGGTTCTCACCCTGCGGCGCGCCAGCAGTAATATCAGTGCCATCAGCCGAAGCCACAGGCAGGGCGTATATCTGCTGCCACGAAGCGGCGCGGTGCGTAAACCAGACGCGGCAATGAACAAACGTGCACTGAGACGTATACACCTCAACACCGGCGTAACCACCCTGTGACTGATTCGCACCGCCGACATTCAGCCCGAAGAACTGGTTATCGGCGCCGCCGTTCCCGCCCGCAACCTTCGCCACCAGCTCGGGGTGCCCATCAGGTTTACCCACAACAAGCCCGGCCTGCAGCGTGTTGCGTATCTTGAGGTTCCACACGTCCATTGCCTGGTCGTCGCGGCCAAGGATCGCCGCGCCCGTCTCCATATCCCAGACCTTGACGTTATTCATGGTCGGTGCGGCGTCCGGCTCCGCAGGGGAATCCCCAAGGTCGGTGTTTAGTAGCACGCCGCATAGGTTCGGTATGGCCGCCTGGTGGTTACGGCCTGTCCGGTGGGCGCGAATCCACACGCTAGACACACCGAAATGAATCAGGTCGGGGTCTAGGGCTCGCTCATTCCAGGTGCCGGTATGGAAAACCCCTGTCTTCTCCGTGATAGGTGTGCCGTCCGATGCTAGGATTTGGGTGCCGTCACCGTCACCGATAACCTGCACAAACCCCTTGAGCTTGATAAACGGATATGATACTAAATATTTACCGGCGGGGGGGGGGGGAGCCCCCCCCCCCCCCCCCCACCCACCAACCAAC